CCAGACAGAACGCGATCCATATCGGGCCACGAGTTGTCCTTGAGCTGCGACCGCAACCATCGATCCCCCTCGAAGTGGAACGTGACAGAATCGCTGCCAATCTGTACACCGGTGATCTTCAGTTTGATCCGCAAGAGCTCCCGTATTGTCTTCCCCGGTATGTTGAGCTCGTAGGGGAAGTGTGTGCCGATCCAGTATTGGGCTAGCGCCACGTTATTGGTCGCGAATGCACAGTCGCCCCGCAGCAGTACACCGTTAGACCAAGGCCGGGAGGCGTCGTCGCCGATCACCGGTGCCAGCTTGTTGAGGGCAGCCATGAACGTCTCGGGTACGTCCACCATCTCCCCCTCCGGGGCAAATACCGGGAAGCCATCACCTTCGACACACGATACCAGTGCCTTGAACTTACCCGACCGGATGGACAGACGCCCCGCCGCTGTGACGGTCATCTTGGTGGTGTCTTCATTGCAGGACTCGATCGCCTTGACGAACTTGTCCGCCTTGGGGTAGACCTCGAGGTCCAGATCGATCGGGCTAGACAGGGCCATCCGACCGTTATACCCGTAGATCCTACCCTCGGAGATCTTGAAGTGGGTAAGCTCGGGCACGAAGTCTTTGCGGGCTACCGCACCCTTCACGAACTTGAGGTCATCAATCACTTTTACTCTCCGCTTCGATCTCGTCGGCGCGCTTTCGCAGTTCAAACTTGTTTATCATGTTTGCGTGGATGGAAAGGTTAAGGCTGTCAGCAATGGTGCGGATTGCCTCCGCCTGCCACTGCGCCTTGAGCTGGGCTAGGCTGGTTTCGGGCGATTGTTTAACAACTCGCCACAAAGACGGGTATTGGTCATTTTTTTCGCATTCTTTAGTCAGCAGTTCCACATGCGCCTCCAACGCATCGGCCCGCTCGCGCTCTGTTTTATATAAAGCTTTGTAATCAATCATCGAAGAGTCCTATTTGTTTAGCAAAGAATGTATTGACCTTCTCCCTATCGTAACGTCGATTCAGCTCGGTGTAAATCCAAGCGTTGAACGTCCAGCGGCTACGATAGTCGTAGACCATACGGTCACACTCAAAACCATACTCGTCTAACTTTCGACGGATGGCCTCTTGTTCAATAATTGGTCGAGTAAGGAAGTGCTGGCCTTCGTTCTTGGCTTGGGGGCTGGATTGGGAGATAGGTATGATCCCATACTCGGGAAGGTAGATCGCCCCGTTGGAAGCCATCTGGACCCATGACGAGGAGTCGACCGAGTACCACGGGTATTTTTCCATGAGTGGGATTGCTGTGAGGCCGAAGCCGTGTATCTTAATTCGAGGTCTGCCAGATCCATCAGTGAGGTATTTGTCCCACAGTCGATCAAGCCAAATATGGAGTTGGGGTGTAGATATAGGAACCATGCCACCAAGTGTGATATAGTCGTAATTGGCAAGGTAGTATTCGAGATAGCGCTCATCCTCACCGTAGTGGAAACATGGAAGAGGTTTGACCCCCAGAGATTCCATGAAGCACTGATGCTCATAAGTCTGTTGAGCATTTCCGATCCCGTCAAGTACGGAGGCGACTTCGATAATATCTTCATTCCTCTTGATATAGTCACAGTATTCTCGAATATTGATCTCAACTCCCTTAGTAAAGGCTGAGAACGCCCCGGAGTCCAAAAAGACTTTGACCCCGTCCGCTCGTATAGAGTCGACATAGGATTGCTTGTGAATGTAATGGTACGACTCGAGGACATTGGAAACGGACCTCCGGCGTTCTTGCTCCACCGGCGTTAACCGGTGGAAGCCTGTGCTATTGAGTCCAAAGTTGGACGTGTACATGGCAGCGATATAGATCCGCATACCTTGCCCCTTAGTTGGCCAGCATCATGAATTCGGCACGGGTCTCGTGCTGGGACTTGATGTTACCGCGCAGCGCACTGGTGATGGTGTGATGGCCCTGTTGACAGATCCCACGAGACTCCATGCACATATGGCGAGCCCGGATGATTACCCCTACCCCCAACGGTTCGAGGTTGTCATGGAGGGCATCGGCAATCTGATTTGTCAGCCGTTCCTGTACCTGAAGGCGACGCGCGAAGATTTCCACAACGCGCGACAGTTTCGACAGGCCAACGACCCTACCGTTCGGGATATACGCGACGGTCGCCGTGCCAAAGATGTCGGCAAGGTGGTGCTCGCACTTGCTGTAGAACGGGATGTCCTTGACGATGACCATCTCGTCGACGCCCTCGGCACCATCCTCGAAACACTTGAGAACGGCAGCAGGGTCTTGGTCGTAGCCGCTAGTCCAGAACTCCCAAGCCTTCGCTACGCGCTCCGGGGTTTCCTGTAGGCCTTGGCGGAGGCGCTGTGATATCACATAGTCGAAAGTCGCTGGCGGCTCGATCGTATACAGCAACTCTGTAATAGCCGATTTGCGCATATCCTTCTTATCCATGTTTACTCCGTTACTGTGAGGTGAAAACCGTGACCCGGCATGTTAGACTCGATTGTAACCCGATATTTACCGTTTACGCCAACAGTCTTTTGAATGTTCAGAATTAAACGGCGTGCGATATCTTGATAGCCCGCCGTGCCCTTTTCTTCTACAAAGACGATTGGTAGACCGAGCCCGTTAAGCGCATTCGCTGCCGGATCATCCTTGTGGATATAGAGGCACTGAGAGAAATGGCGGATTGCTTTATCGATCTTATTAAAGCAACGGTCAATATCTTCTTCGATATCTAGCGCTACTTGAATATCCATACCGATAGGATCAACACGGGAACCGTTAATTGCTACGGCCTCGAGGTTGTAGTGTTCAGCTTGGAAAAGATTCATCGTCGTATCCGAATTGAGGTTGCTCATATTCAGCAGCGTTAGCGCCGTGTTCGAATACTCGAACCTTTTTCAGCCAGACGCGGCTAGAATCATTGAGGTTGAGGATATTACATACGGCTCCATGAATATGGGCCGCGAACTCTTCACAGCCTACACCGGGCAGAACAACTAGATCTAGCATACCCGCTGATGCTAGTTCCCGGAACCAAGGCAGCATAGGATCGTCTTCTGCCACAACAGTCTTGTGGTCGAATGTTTCCTTCAGATATTCCTTAACAGTCTTCAGATCACCAAAATCTTGGACCCAATGCCGGTCGTCCAATGTCATCGCTTCAAATGTGAGCTGGACGCCGATCGCATAACCGTGTAAACGGGAGCAGTGGGAGTGAGTCGCACGGTGCTGGCGAAAGCAGCAGGACAAGCCTACATCGTTGCCATACGTCTTTATGGTGCGGAACATGGGTAGCCCTCGGGGTAGGGTAGGGTAACCCGCGAACGTGTTGCGTCCGCGGGCGTTGGTGGGTTATCGTCCGAGGAACTCGAGGGTTGGGTCAAACCCCTCGTAGTCGCCCTCCATGAAGCGTTGCCAGCCGGACGCCCGCAATTTACAGGCTGGGCATTTACTGCAACCGTAACCCCAGTCATTCCACGTTTCGTGGTCACCGTTGTAACAGGTATGAGACTCACGGAGGACCGTGTCCAGGAACCCTGCGTACTCGGCAAGGGCGAACGTCTGCGCCTTGTCCAAGTTCATCAGAGGGGTATGGATTGTGATCTTGCCGTTGTAGCCGACATTCAGGGTATCGTTCAGACGGGTGACGAACTCCTGACGACAGTCGGGGTAGCCCGAATAGTCCGTCTGGCACATACCGGCCACGATGTCGGTCACCCCCAGCTCCTGTGCGTGGGCGAACGCGAACGTCAGGAACGTAGCGTTGCGCACAGGTACGAATGAGGATGGCAGGGAGGCGTCGTGAGCATGGGGCTCGTTAACATCACCGTCACCGACGAGGTTGGTCGTAACCATCTTGCCGAGCGTCGTGATGTCCACGAGGGTATGCGGGACGCCGAAAGCCTTACAGACCTCCGCTGCGCACTCGAGTTCAACCTTATGCCGCTGACCGTAGTCGAAACTGATAGCATAAACGTCGTTGAACTCGGCTAGCGCCCAGCCAAGGCAGGTGATCGAGTCTTGACCACCGGAGAGCACAACTAGAGCTGATTTGGGCATTATTCCATTCCTATGATTTTATGGATCTGGAGGCACAGTGTGTAACCGTACTCCATCACCGATTCGACAGCGATGTCCAGATTGCGCACATTCTGTGAGCGTGCTGTATCGCTGTCATCACCCATGTCCATCGGTTGGACATAGACCACTGCCCCGTGAGGGGGACGCTGCACACCGCCCTTGCCAACGCTGTGATCAAGGGCGTGAATTGGGAGGCCGTCTGCTTCGCTGACGTCGCCGGCCTTGACGACATACTTCCAGAAATTGCAATGCTGATAGAAGGCTTGGTGAACACGCCCAGTCTTGGGGCTGCATACCACGGTTGCGATCTTGAAGATCTCGTGGGACTCACCATAGGGGTAGAGCGTGCCGTTTGTCTCGATCTGAACGGTATACCCGTTCTCGTAGAGTATATTCACCAACGGGAGCAGGTGTTGACGGAAGGGTTCACCCCCGGTGATAACAATCACGGTAGAACGGTTATTCTCCGTCTCGTCTACAACTTTGCTCATGATCTCCCAGTCGGTCATCTCCTTACGCCCGTCGGTGTACTCCGTATCACAGCCGGGGCACTGGAGGTTACAGCCAGCCAAACGGATGAAATAGGCGCGACGACCGGCGAACGGACCCTCCCCCTGAATAGTGAGGAACGTACTGTGGACTTCGAGGTACTCCCCGTCTTGGAGGGTAGCGATCGACTTCTCGGGGGCTTGGTTGTTCATGGTGTTCTCCTGTTGTTTAGACCATACTACCGCCAAAACGGTCTAGTCGTCAATAGAAAAGACTCAACAAAAAACCCCGCCGGAGCGGGGTTTTCTGAACCTGATCGCTTTACCCGTTAGGGCAGTCGATCTTAGACTTCTTCTTCGACGTCGGTATCACCGGCGGTCGGGGCAGTCGGTGCTTCGACTTCAGAGTCACCTTCGGTCGGTGCGACGACTTCACCGTTTTCTTCGGTGCCCGGCTCCGCGTCGCCATTACCGACGAGACCGTGATACTTGCGCCATTTGCCGTACTGAGTGGCACCAGTGGCGACGTTGCCACCTTCGGCGACGAAGATGTCCAGGACGTCTTTGCGCTTGGCAGGCTTGCCGACCTTGGCAGATTCCTTGTCAGCGATTTCCCAGACGCGACCGGTTTTCGTGCCAGCTTTCGGGCGGGTGATCCCGTTCTGGACATCCTTGACGACGGGTGACTTGGCTTCTTTGACTTCTTCTTTTGCTTTCTTGGCTGCGGCCATGGTGGTAATGCTCCAATTTGGTTGGGGTGATACGTTTGGGGTGATACGTTTGTGTTTCGACGGTTCCAACTATCAAGGAACCAACTGTCTACGTCAAGGGGTAGGATCTAACCAATTCGATCCCGCTTCCATTTGCTGTACTGAGTGCCAGCGGTCGAGTTGTTGATACCTTCCTCTTCGCACTTGGTGATAATACTTGAGCGTAACGCTTTAATGTCCTCACTGCCGACGGACTCCATAACAGCGTCGGCGATTTCCCACACACGTGCCGTTGTACCGCCCTTGGGTTTACCCCCACCACTACCCCCACCGGTAGTACGTTTCGGGGCGGACGCAGCCTTCTGGGGGTTGCTGGTACTGTTATCTGGTGGCGGTACTACCGGGGTCGGGTCTGTCTGAAGATCCCTACCCAGTATTTCCCGGAGCATCTCGACAGGTGTCTCGTTAAGCTCAGGCATGTTCTCCATCATCGCATCGTAAACGAGTGGCAGGATGTTACCATACTCGGCCTTGGACGGGAGCATCTTACCCGTGAGGTGGTAGTAGAACATGCGCAATTCCATGTCCGTGTACTTGGCAAGGAATTTGCGTTCAGCTGGGGACTCGATACTGTAATCGGTCGCCCGGCAGTAGATCTCGGCGAGGTACTCCGCCTGTAACAATGACGGTGCCAGGCACATGAGTCGCAGCTTGTCATTGTCGATTAGAAGATATTCAGACATGATGTAGCTCCTAAAATGGGATCTCGTCTTCCCACTCCGGGCAGCTAGTGACGATCACACGTGCCGGAGGGCGCATTTGGTACTTACCGCAAATCTCGTCTTTCTCGTTAAAGTGGTAACAGTTTAGACAAGACTGCATTGCCCCGTCAACTATCAATTTATGCGTTAGCTCGACAGCGATACGATGAATTAGTCTCTGACGGTTTACTTCCCAGCTAGAATCCATGATTCATCACCTGCGGGTATTTGGTATTCAACCAGACTTTAATCAACTTCGGTGTGGGGAGGCTATCGATCCTTTCCATGGCCTCCTTGACCGAGTTGGGTAGTTGTTCCGTGTTCTCGTGCTTACGCCACCAGTCGCGCGCCTTCTTCTTGGCATAGTTGCCATCCGGATGGTCGAAGCATAGGATCTCGCTGAACTTGCGGATTCCACAGTAGTAGCTCACCTTCACGGTGTCGGGCTTGTTGCGCGTCCGGTTGTCATTCACGTCATAGACGACCCGGTCGACCGTGAAATCCTCGACCTGTGGAAAGTCGTCGTCCTCGTCTCGGGCTACTACGTCCGCTGTACTGGCAATTCCTTGATACTTGATATTAACAGGGAATTCGACGCCGCAATTCTCACAGAACCTAGCGCTGGCGTGGCTGTAGGCGCTACACTCGTCACAGATCCTTACCGGTGCCATCCCGCCCTTCTTGCCCTTCTTCCCGCTGGGTAGCTTAGGATCATTTATCGGACCGAGCAGCTCGATATTACGGGCGTAATCAGAGACAAGACAGTTCACCTTGCCCGGCGCCGGACGGGTACCCCGGCCCAGAAGCTGAACATGGAGGGAAGCCGACTTGGTTGGGCGGAGCACCATAATATGGTCGGTATGCGGAGCGTCGAAACCAGTGGTCAGGACATTGTTATTCACTATAGCCCGAACCTCCCCGGACTTGTAGAGTCGGATGGCCTCGTCACGTTCGTGTGCCTTCATCTTGCTGTGAACGTAGACAGACGGTACGCCCATCTTCTCCAGTAGGTCCCAAGTGTGCTCTGTATGCTCGACACCAGTAGTGAATACCATCCAATGATCCCTAGCCTCGGCCCGGCGTAAGGAATCGTCGATACAGAGCTGGGTAACATATGCGTCGTCTACTTTGTCCTGTAGATCCTTCATATTGAACTCACCGGCCGTTGTCTTCACCCCTTCCGTATCAAGGTGAACATTAGTACGACCGGAGACCAGTGGTGCAAGATAACCTTCGTTGATCAAACGATTAAATGACTGGCGTTTGGTGATGTCGTAGCAGATGTCTGTGAACAGCCGGTCCTCACCTTCGATCAATAGTCCAGACTTCAACCGGTAGTAAGTCGCGGTCAAGCCGATGACTTTGAGTTTGGGGTTCACTGTAAGTAAGTGATCGATCACCTGACGGTAGACGGTTTGACTGCTGGGGCTTATGAGGTGGCACTCGTCCACAATTAGCAGGTCACGGTGTCCGAGCCGGTGTGGCTCCCTGCCGACGGACTGGATACCGGCGAACAGTAGGTCAGCCGTAATGTCCCGGCGCTTTAGACCCGCGCTGTAGATCCCAGCCGGTGCGGTAGGCCAAAGGTTGACCACCTTGTCCATGTTCTGTTCGATCAGTTCCTTAACGTGCGTCAGCATAAGGATCCGTGTACCGGGGAACAGGGTCATCGCACGGCGACAGAGCTCTGCAATGACCAGTGACTTACCGGTACCGGTGGGCATCGCGATGATTGGGTTACCAGCCTCGATCATAAAGTAATCGAAAACAGACTGGACCGCCTCTTCTTGGTAATAGCGTAGCTGCATCGTGTTACTCACTCTTAAATGGATCCCAAGTATCACAGCCGGTCTCCATAAGCTCCTTTTGGATATACCGGTTCCAGTGATGGCACCACCACTCCCTGTTTGCGATCGGTTCGCTGTTAACACACGTTCGGCAGTTCATAACAGGTTCGCCGTCTTGATGGCAGACCCTATTGTGGTCACAGAACTTGCACTCGAACCAAGTCGGGTTATTCGAGATCTTTGGTGGTGGTTCCCGGGCAACGATGATCTTTTCGCCACGCTCTAGATACTTGTCACGTACACGATGGTCAAAGCGGACGAGTTCACAGTACAGCTCGTCATCGTTCTTGTTAACTGCCATATAGAGCGCCCACTGGAGCCCATAGGCACCCATGTAGCACTGCATTTGAACAACGTGTTCCGGTTTCGCTTTGGCGACACCGTCCTTCTTCAGCTTCTTAAAAGACTTGTCACCGTGGGTCTTGTACTCGCCCAGGATCCATTCGTTGGGTAGATCCGGGATATTAAAGATTAGCGAATCTAGAGACCCGCCCCCATGACCGTTGCCATACTGCATCCGGAATTGATTACCGGTCTCCGGATGGGCGCACGTAACGTCGACACCCTGTACCGACCGCAACAGCGCGATAAAACGCGCTTCCTCGAGGTGGCCCCGGTTGAAAAGGCGCATAAGCCGTGGACTGTGATGGGGCTTGGTGAACCATCGGAAGCCGTACCACAACTCACGCGCGCATTTGCGACCCAGCATTGACGCCCCGAGGTGGGAGCGAAACGGCGACCCCTGTGGACGATAAGCATCATCCATATCCATAATGACTTTACCGAGTTCACAGCGAAAAGCATCACCGTCATCACGGGTCATCTGTAGTTCTATTTGCTTTTGTATCTCTAGCTTAGAGCCGTCGATCAAGGAAGCCATAAATGGTGGTCCTTCGCATACTGTATAACCTGAGCACAGCGACTGATGCCAAACATCGAGATGTGACACTCACTCTCTGGGATCCCAAGATGGTCCGCGAGCATCCTATAGGCCTCGCGCCGGTTGATTAAATAGCTGTCCTTCCATATAGGATCAAAGGCTTGGTGCGCCCGCATCCGTGCCTTACGTGTGTATCCGTCTGCCATATAGCCCAGCGGTACATCTGTGCCGGGGTGACAGCCGACCATAGCTGTACAGTCGTGACAGTACCAGACTAGCGGCCACCGTCCATAATCTTTGCCGTAGATAACCCGGTTGCGCTGCAGGCTCACATTAGGACTGCGGCAATGGCCGCAGTCTGTTGGTCTGTCTAGTGGGTCACGTATCTTTCGATAAGCTTCTGGATCAAACTTCATCCCGTGCATAATCATTCCCCGTAGCCTTGCGGTGGTAGAAGTAGACTACCAGTGCAGCGAGCAGTTTACTGATGACCATTAGGACGAACGTGCCCACCGTCATATAGTCGATCATATAGAGAAAGACAGCCGTGTCCACAGGGGTCGACAAGGCGCTACTGATTAGTATGCGCTGATAGAAGGGTTTCTTCGTGAACGTGTAGAACGCCCAGTCTGTCAGCTCGCTCAGGGCAAACGAAACGGCAGACGCCAGTGCCACCACGGGGACCGCCAGTTCGTAGCTGATGAAGATACCGACCAGCATAGT